GATCATCTTCAGCCGCTCCGGCATCCGATACCACGCTTCGTAGAGGCGGACCCGTTCGCGCTGATTGAAAAGCGAGGAACTGGTGTCGGCAAACTGGAACCGGCCAAGACCGCTGACGATCTCCTGATCGCGGTTCTTGATCAGTTGCCCCAAGTACCACTCGTCTTCGTTGTCAACGGAGCTGACATCGTTGTAGAGCGAGGCTTGGCGCAGCAGCTCGCGCCGCTCAGGGAACAGCGCTTCGGCCCAATCCAGATCGACGCACTTGGTACGAAACAGGTAGCGCGCGTCTTGGAGGCCACGATCGGTGGCAAAACTGTCGTGCAGGATGTTTCGCCACGATTCGCGGCGAGCGTAGATCAGCTCTTTGGTGGGGTCTTCGCGCAGCCCGCATTCGAGCCAGCCAACCCCGACGATGATCGCGTCCTTGAACGCGTCGCTGCGCGCGAACGGCGTCATGTTCACGTCGGAGAGGTACTTCAAAATCTTGGTCTTGTTCTCGCTCTCGTTGCGGTCGTCGTCGGTGCGAGGGTAGACCTTGTAGTCGATGCGAGTGCGCTTCTCGGTGCCAAGCACCCAGTCGCAAGCGGTCTTGACCCAGTTGTAGACCAGCGGGGCCTGACCGCGCGCCAAAAGCTCGGCGGCGTCTTCTTCCGACCACTGCAAGTTGTCGTAGAAGTCCTCGTCGAGCGCCTGCTGATAACGGTTCGGCGCTTGTCGAAGTCGCTCGACCTCAAGCCACTCTTCGAGCTTGCGCAGCTTGCGCTGGGCGCGCTCAGAATCCAGCGCGTTGCTGGGCTCGGGGGTAGACCTGTCTTCTCGGGGGCGGGGGCGAAACTCTTCGCCGGAGCTGCGGATGTTGGTGATGCCCATCAGTGGAGGATGAATCTGGTGCGATCACCCTCGTTTTGCACTTCGACCTCCACCGTTTGGCGCATGCTCTCCGGCAAAGGCTTCATTTCGACCAAGTCCTGCAACATGTCGTTGACGAACTCTGCGAACTTGACCGTGCGATAGGTGGCCTGCTCGAAGCCCAAGATGCCAACGCAAGCAAAGCAAGCTTGCGCGACGTAGTCCGGCTCGTTCCATTTCCACGCCTGCGACAGCGGGATCGCGATCACCGGCGGGTTAGGCACCCGGTTGTTGCGATAGCGCGCGGCGAAGATCAGCGTCGGCTCTTCGTCGACGTACTGGAAGGAACAGGCGAACTCACCACGATGGACGATGCGACGGGAATCTGGGCCGCCGAACAGGATGCGCTGCGGCTTTAGTTCATCCACAGCATCGCCACCTGACAGGCTTCATGTTCACGCGCTTCCTTCCAGCTTCCCGCCTCGATCGCCACCACCAGCTTGTTGCCGGGGTGCAAAACCGCGTCGAGGAAGGTGCGCGCAGCGCCCTGCCAGCCTTCTGCATTGTCAGGAAGGCCGTGTTGGAGGTAAAAAGTCATCCGACAATCCCCCAATCCTCGGCGAGAAGGTCGGTCTGCGAGGCGACCCACGGCACGAGGTTGGGCTCGACCGTCTTCATGTAGATGTAGGGCAGGGTCATCTTGCTGCCCTCGTTGGGCCGTTGCAGTGCCAGCCACATGCCTCTGCCGTTCCAACTTTCGCGAAACACTCGGTCTCCAGTGCGCAACGCGTGCAGGGCATCACCGAAATCCATGCCGGTTGTCATCGTTCGTCCTATTGGGGCGCCCCATGCCCCTGTGGTGTGCTATGCGAGGTGGAGGAGGCCCTACGGCATCAGCACTAGGAACCACAGGGGATGGGGCAGTGAAATAAAAAAGGCCCGCGCGAGGCGGGCCATCAAGAGAGAGCGGCGGGAGTCAGGCGCCGCTCTCGGGGGATTCCAATGAAGAAAATTAACCTTGTGTCGGCTCTGTTGGCGGGGGCGGGAGCGGTTCCGTCACCGGAGGCTCCACGACGGGCGGCGTGTCTGGCGTGGGGTCGACTTCGGTTTCGACGCTCCGTAGCGAGGCCACAGCTTGTTCGATCTTGTCGGCGGCTGCGTTTGCCTTCTGCTCGATAGCGTCCAATGAAGCGCCGGCATGCGCCAGCGCAGCCAGCTCGCGCAGCGTACCCGCGACTTCTGGCGCCAGCTCCACGAAAAGATCAGCGGCAGCCGCAACGCGATCAACGGCAGCCAATGCAGTTTCACTAGTCATGCTAAATCTCCTTGCTTGTCTTAAAACTTGACTTAGCGCAAGCTCAATCACGCGCAACGATCCCTCTACGCGCTGCTGCCACGCCAAGGTCTGCGGGTCTTGACGAACAGGAACGGCAAACATCACAGCACCCGCCAGCTTCCCACTCTTCCGTAGCGACGGTGGGCGCGATAATTCGGCGCCTGCCCAGCGAAGCGACGCATCATGTAGGCGTATCGCGTCGCGCTCAATAGGTCATCCAAGAGCGCGACGATCTTCCCCTCTTTGCGATGATAGAAACGAAACTCTTCAAACCAGTCCGTCAAATCATCGAACACGTACCACCGGCCAGAGTACATCAGATCAAGCATCTGGCGCACGCCAGCTTCGCGACCGTTGGTGCCGTCCACGTACTGCGCGTGCTCAGGCAGCATGAAGAGGCCCTGATCGCGCATTTGCTGGGCCAAGTTGTAGCCGGAGTTGTCCTGCCGCTCCTGCATCGCGTCGTGCGGCCACGCCCACGGCATCCACGGCACGCCCCACGAGCGCAGCGCGGCGGCCATCATCACCGGCGTCTTCTCGGTCTCCCGCCATGCCCGCGACACGTAGAACACGTCGTGGTCACGATCCCACAGCAGCTCAATGGCCGCCGAGGGGTGCGGCTTCCAACCGAAGTCTATGCCGCCGATGCGCCAGAAGTGCGACGGCGGGGTGAAGCGCTTGCAGGTGATGCTCTTCTCGGTGACCGGGAACACCCGCCCTTCGCCTAGCGCCGGCACACCTTTCACCCGCGCCTCCAGCTCATGCTCCGGGTAGCGCGCAATGATCATCTCGCGGTCCTCGGGGCTGATGTGTTCGGCATCCTCGATCGTCATGTTGATGATCTTGGTGCCGGCGGGCTTGTCCTGCATAAAGCGAATCACCACGTCGGTTGGCCCCTTGAGCGGGGTGAAGGTCATGAACACCATCCCGCCCGTGGTGCTGATCCGCGTCAGGGCCTCGAAATACAGATCAGACTTCGGCTCTTCGTCGAGCCACACACCATCGAGCGTTTCGGCCTGAAACTTCTCGCGGCCTTGGTCGTAGCTCTTAAACCCGAGGTAACTGCGGCCGGCCTGCACGTCGCCACCGCCGCCGTGGCGCACGATCATGAATTCCAGCGCCCCCGGGAAACCGTGCGATTTCTTCTTGTCTTCTACAATCGCATCCTTGGGCACCATGCCGTTGCCAATGCCATCTTCAACGCGCCCGGCAAGGTTGGCCTGCACGCCGGCCACCGTCATTTCGGTGGTCTCTGAGGCCGCCCACCAGCGATTGGGCTTTTTGAATTCCCGCCCGCGCCACCAGTTCGGATAGCGCCCGGTCAGGTGGATCGCGACCTCTGCTGCGCCGCAATACGTTTTGCCGACGCGGTTGGCAGCCATCAACAATCGCTCCGGGTGCTCGCGCCCGGCGTCGTGAAACTCTCGTTGCTTCTTGTAGGCCCGGTAGTCGACCAGCTTGGTTTCGCTGATCCGCCTCTGGCCGTCAGTGATAAGCGCTTGGAGCGCTTCCGGGCTCAGGCTCGACAGGTCCAAGCTGCTGTTCCTCGCGGCGAGCCTTTTCGCGTTGGGCGGCCTCGACCAGCGCCCGCACCTGCTCCGGATTCACGCCGTCCAGCGGCGAGCGGGAGTTCTTGGCGCCCTTCTCGAAGATGCCAAGGTAGTTGCCGACCGCAACCAGCGCTTGATTGCTGGCGGCCCAGTTGGCGGTGAACTCGCCCGTGGGCATGCCCTTGTTGTCCTTGACGGGGACGGCGGCCTTGGCCTGCATGGCGTTGTCCCACAGCTCGCGGATGACATCCGCGCCGGTGCGCTCGGAGCGCGCGGCGATCTCTTCCCGGATTTCGAGAATCCGGGCCTTGACCTTCTCTTCAGCCAAAAGTCGGCTGACTTCGCGATAGCGGCTACGAACGCTGTAGTTGTCGCTCGGGAAGGCGATGGCGTGTGCCTCAACGCCATTGCCAAGCCGGACGTACTCGATGGCGAACGTCTCCTGTTTTTGGGTCAATCCTCTGGCCATGGCAAAGAAAAAGCCCGCGCGAGGCGGGCTTGAAGGGTGCGGAGTTACTTACAGCGCGGATACCAAAGGGGGCGGATACCCCACGGTATGGAATTCGAGCGTATCAGTGTCACCCACCGTCGTCAATCCATTCCACCAATCCGGCTGGGTCGGGTTGTTTGAAACGAGCCGTCGAGGTAACAAAAAATCCCGCCCAGCCGGGGGTGGAGGCTTCATCGTGCCGATCGCGACGGGGTCGGTCAATGGCGCGATTTGGGGACGACCCTCACGCCGCGTCCTCGAACAGCCGGGCGGCGGCCAAACGCTCGTGCGCCTTGCTGACCGCCTTCTGATGCAGTTCGTCGAGCTGC